TCTTGTGTCAAGGTTATCCGGAAAGGTGACACACTTGTTCATCTTAGGGAGTTGTCTTGACGGATCATAATTCATCGAAAGTATTTCGAATGACATCCGAGGAAGTTTGATCGCAATCTGTCGTTCTGCTTGTTCCCCATCATCCATCGCATCGATTCTGGCGAGAAAGTCTCGTTTAGGTGCGTATGACAAAGGCACCTTAACCTGACTGATAATGTCACCCGCCGAGTTCGATCTTACAACATTAATGTTATTGAAGAGTGAACCGAAAACTGCGACTGCTTTTCGTATTCTCTGATGATAGAAATATGTGCCAAACATTATGCAGGATCTCCAAACGGATTCGATTCAGAAAAATCAAGAAGACCAGTAGCAACCGTATCAAACTCGTCGTTCTGATTACCGTCTTGTAGATCTCCCTCACTTTCACTAGAAGGCACGCCTCCAACACCATCTTGATTTGTTATTGTATATGATGTAGTAAAGTTGTGATACAATCCATCGTCAGCACCCGCGTGAGCAACCCACACTTTATACTTTGATGATACAGACGCATCTATCTTAACAACATCGCCACTAATTGTAAAGCCGTTCGGATTCTCTTGTGTGAGAGTATCCCCGATCTCAAACTTACCGCTTGTCTGAGCCAAATCAAATGTGAGTAGTCTCTGGTAAGCATGATTAGATTCAATATTATCTAGTGCCAAACCAGTGTCGAAGTCTTCGTCGTTATATTCAAAGAGTTCAGCACGAATTCTAAAGACAGGCAAATTCTTAAGTTGGTAGAAAGGATTCTCGGTCTCGACCTTTGTGATTTCAAAGAAAGAATCAGAAAGCGTCAGATAGATTAAATCACCTTCTCGTGGTCGGTAGAATGGGGTATTGTCAGTGTTCTCATAATATGAGATTGCGCTGTTCCATCTTCGGCGCGCCACAATGAACGATGCGGCATCACGTATCTCTACACCAAACTTTGAGAAAAGGTCACCTTCGCCATCAAAACCTTCGACGTTTTCAATGTACATCTCAATTCGATAAGCATCATCGAATCGTGAGGTTGTGTCATCACTAAAAATCGTGTCTCGTTTGACTATTTCGCGAGGCAGGTAATAGACATCTTGACCATAGATCTTCAGAGATTCTATGATTATATCTTCGTACAACCTCTGTTCTTGAGAAGTGCCTTGTGTGAAATATCTATTAATTGCCATGCTAACCTACGAAGAAATCGACAGGAAGTTCTTGCTCGGCTCTTAACTTTTCTTCAAGTTTTTCGATATCTGCTGTTGCGTCTTCGAAGATCTGTCGACCATTCAGTGTGACACCTCCGGGCAACTGCATCCCTTCAAACTTGCTGAGGTTCGCACCCCATTGTTGTTTGATCAATGCTGTTGTATAATCCTTAATGAACATGTCGTTGTAGATACTTGTATGCGAATCGGGATTGATTGTCTGATAGATTTCCGCAACAAGATAGTCGCCTGCCTTTAGATCTTTGTCTTCAAAATCACCAAAGATATACAGACGATTTTGTCTACGAGAAAACTTAACCTGAGGGTTGCCATGTAACTGCATATCGATCATGCTCATGTATTGTTCCATTTGAAACAAATACGAAAGATCGCCTGCAAAACTAATGAAGTCGCCCATATTGTTTAAAAACATCTGATAACGAATGTCGAACATATTGCCCGTCGAACCGTATGTCGATGTGAAAGGGAAGACTTTCGAAATAAATATGATATCAGAAGATATCGGAACATACTTGTTTTCTACATCTTCGGCAGTAATCAGATACTTTAAGTATGTGCGAACAGTAGCGTCACTATGAAACTCCTGATACTTCTGAATAGCATCATCAACTTTATCTTCCACTTGATCGGGATCAACATTGATTTCGAGCACAGGTTCGCCGAGCCTGCGCAAACAGAAGTCAATTAATCCTTGTCGTGATGATGGTGATGCCATTAATTTCTCCTATTAACCCCAAAGAATCGCGCCAGCAGAATCGTAAATAACGAGTCTCCTGCCGGAAGCATCTAGGAATTGACCTCCAAATTGAAGATCCGATCCAACATAAGCACTGTCGGTTGTTGTAATTTTTTTCACTATAATAGCATTATCGGTAGAGTCGCCTCGCGTCGTTACCGTATCGAGAGTATCAACTTCCTGCCCTAAAATAGACGCTATTTCTCTAAACCCAATTACATTATTACTATCGATCGATAAGATGGTAGTTTCGGTGGGTTGATTTGAAATATCATTTAAAATTAATTGACCCAAGGTCAACCGATTCAACCCAGCATTGTATGTCAGATTAAGATCGGTGTTTACGCTGTCAGCACCCGATGAGGACAGTGTAAATAATAGGTGATGTTCTTGAGCGAGGTTAGTGTCAACGACCGTTACAGTGTCTGCCACGAGCGCCGGCGATGCGCTGGCAACGACTTCACCCGTAGATTCATCAATGAACAAGGATAAAGTTGTTGAACGACTATCTACATTACCGATAAAGAGTTTGTTTCCAACATCTATATCTGAATCAAAGACCGTCTTCTTGTTTAAGTTCCAGGTATCAGTTCCCGATTTGTAGAAGAATTGTGCGTTCGCGCCAGCAATAGTAATACCGCCACTATCTGCGGCCGCAGCATTTGGTGCGCTGTCCGCAAGAACAATATTCTTATCGTTCACCGTGAGGGTGGTCGAGTTCAGTATTGTTTCGGTGCCATTTATGGTCAGATTACCACTAACAACCACATCACCGGCAAAGGACCCTTGGCCACTAACAACCAAATCACCAGAAAAAGATGCACTATCAGCAACAAGGGTGCCGATCTGAATGGAATTAGAAGTGACACTGCCTCTTCCAGTAACCGTATCAAGCGTATCAACTTCGAAAAGACTACCGTCTAACCGACGATATCCGACACTGTCGATCGTTCCGTCGAGAGGGCTTCCTTTAATGAATAGAGAATATAGAGAAGATGTGTCAGCCGAGTCTAACCCACCAACCTGAAAGGATAAACCACTCAGTGTTGGTGCGGTTGTAAAAGACCTAGTACCGTCAAGAGCAGAAATAACCAAAGAACCCGCCGAGTCCGGCGCGCCAAGATTTGGTTCTGCTTGATCAAGTGACAGATATGTGTAACGGCTAGAATCAAGATCACTAGATGACCTTAATTTTACTCTTCCGCTAATGTGTTCTATTCGTTTAGCCATTTAAAGATTCCAGATAACTTAATACAAGTTTCATGTTAGGCCCAGATCCCGGAGAAACCGAACATCGAATTTTATTCCCTTGTTCAATAATCAACTTGCCCGTGAGAAGACCGGCTGCATCATTTGGATAGATAGGAAAGTCTTTCGCAAGTTCCGTAGTCAAAGAATCCTCGTTATGGTAATGCGTGAAAGTAACGGTATGTTCCGCCGTGTCGATATTAGCAACTTGTGCCATCAAAACAATAGCCGTGATACCGTTAGGAACGGTATACATAACATCTTCATCACCAATAATGGGTCCTTCTGGGATAACTTTGGTTGTTGTTTTAAATGTATTTAATGGGACTGCCATTGATTAACCCTCTAGTGCTAAGATGTATGGTGTTAGAATTGCGTACAAAGATCTTTCGAAAGTTTCACCTTCGATTGTACCCGCCTGTCTACGGATTGTTAACCCAGCACCAATTCTAAAATCACCCAATTGGTCCGTACTTGTAAATACTACAAGACCTTCATTTGTTGCTGAATCAAATATTACTTCTTTTGTTGCGTCTGGTACACCACCGTTCTGAGGAATAGCAGTAAATGTGTTGGTACCTGCTCCAACATATTCGAAGGTGTGTGAACTTGATGTGATTACCGATCGTTGTCTAAACGTGATTGCTTGATTTCGAATCATGTCCTGATTTAGAGGCGGTTGAAATTGGACATTATATACACCAGGACCAACAGAATCAACCGAAAGCACAGTGTAATAATAATCTTCAGAATCGAACTTCATAGTATCAGCATAGTTCGGCTTCTTATAAGCACCGAGTGTGCTTAACCAGTCAGAAGAATCTGTGTTAACAATATTGTTAACCTGAACTATATCATCGTACAGTAGTTGATCTGAATCCAAGACCCCTTGGTAAAGAACTGAACTACTACCTGATGCGACAAGACCAAAGTCACCGAAACTCGTGTTAGAGTTTGTGATAGAACATTGCCCACCAGTCTCAGCACGAATCGATGTTGCGGTTGATATTGTAAAAATCGATACTAACTGTGCATAACCGCGATTAAGTAGATACACGCCTGTACCAGCCGCGTTATACTGTGTGAATGCGTCTGATACCATCGATCGCAGACCCCAGGCTTTAGACCCGTCAATCTTCATACCAACACCGTCAGTAGTGATAGATGTACAGTTTTGTACATAAGGCGACTGGATAATAAAAGGGCCTGCTCTAGAAGAATCTACTCTTGGGTCGAATGCTACACAAGACGCGCCGCCTTGATGATCTTTGAAAGTCACGTCTTTGATGAAAGTTCCGTTGTCCATATAGAACAGGTCACTATCGACGCTCTGTGGGCGAATTGTTACTGTACGCAGGTTGTCACCTACAATAGCAGTCTTAGGCGGAAGTTTCAATGGGTTATTGATCGTGTAATCACCAGACTTAAGATAGATTACTACATCACCTGTATCCTTACCTCGTTCTACTGCCTGCTGGATAATCAGATCATCAATCTCTATAATGCCTGCAACGGCATTTCGTAACTCGGCACTGACACCACGAGAAGTCAGATTTGGTGCTACTCGTGCAGGTATACCAGCGGCAGTGTTCGCAGTGATTGCATCGGTGATGATCACAAGGTTGCCTGTAATAACACCTGTTTCTGTAGCAGTTGCATATTGACCAGAATTACCTGTCACATCAGCATAACTCGCAGGATAAACGTTTGACGTTAGTGTGTTTGTCACTAACTGACCCATGATCAAACCAAGATGAGTGTAAGTCGTTGCAGAGGCTAATTGTTGACTTGCTGGCAGTTGTGCCGCACCGGTCAGACCGTTAAAGTATGATTTAGCATTGATGGTTGTTGCGTGAGTACCGCCATAGATGACATCGTGGGATATTGCATCGACGATATACCCTACGTCTCTTCGACAAGTTAATACATTATAACCAGTCGAGAATGTGTAATTGGTTGCGCCGTGGACGATTGTTGCAGTTTTAATATCGGCTGTTGCAGTAACTATAGCATCAAATTCTGTCGTTGTCAACCCCGCAGTAGAGATATCTGTTTCTGCTGTTACACCATTAATGTTACCCGCAGCAATCGCGCCATTGACAATTCCGATGAGTGTATCAACACGACTATCTTCTGTCACGTTTGTCAGTGCTTTGATTCGTGTAGCAAGGTCGGTAAACGCTGCCACTGTCGCAGTACCTTCACCAGCACCTAACTGTGATTCTGTGCCAACAAAGTATGCTAATGCAGCGGCGCGTGATGCACTATTACCGCTGTAATAGAGATCCGCAACCAGAGCATCGATAAGGAATCCAGTGTCTCGTTGACACTTTGCGGAATCATATACCAGAGAAGGATAGTTCGCTGTGATATATGCCGTTGTGTCTGTGATTAATGTTGTTCGCGCAGATGTAATTGCAGTTGTTTGATCGAGTCGACCCGCAACATTTGCGTATGTTCCTGCCTGAGGATATGTGGTTACTGCTTGCGGTACTGTGAAAGTACCATCAATACAATCCGTAACACGTTTAAACAATGTATCGACAGTCGAATCGCTGGTTACACCGGTTAGTGCCTTGACCAGATCTCGCGCAAAATTAACCGAACCAATCGTAGCGGCATTCTGATCTGACAGAACGTATGCGCTATTTGCTCTCAGATACGCATTACCTGCGGTGATCGTCCAATAATCTGTACCAAGGATTAGATCTCTTCGTACTGCATCAAGTATCAGACCCGTATCTCGGGCGCACTTCTCACCGTTAAAACCACCAAGAGTGGGGAAGTTTGTTGTGATATAGGCAGTAACTTCATCAATGAGGAAGGTTCGGTTACTTTGAATAATTGCCGCAGCATGATCAGCATCAGGTGTAGGTAATACACTTGGGCTAGGAAACGTTACTACGTCTGCCGCCTGACTTGTCGAAGCAACGCCTTTAACAAGTATGTCGATGATCTCAGAGAAGTGACGATTGCTTCGTTGCAACGCGCCATCAAAACCTGTGCTTGCTTTGACTTCAGCAACCGACGCAACGCCGCCCTTCGCTTCGTTGATCGCACCGCGAGTCGCACTTAACTGTTGTGACTTAACAAGTGCTGCGCTCGCTCTTTGATACGAGAGACCTGATGTTACCTGATTGTAGTTCGTACCAAAAGCAATGTCAAGATATAATCCATCAAGAATAAGTTGGAGGTCACGTCTACATGTTGCTTCGTCGAATGTGAAGGCTTTCTGTGTGGTAACAGTCTGTACCGCAGAGTCGAGAGTGAAAAACGCATCGCTTAATGAAGTACCCTTGTTGCCTAATTTACCACCTTTCGAAACATAGAATACATTTTCTGTTGGATCATCACCAACTTGGACAACTTCAACTGCACCATCCCGATCTTGTTTGATGAACATCTTGCCATCATAAGTGTTGACGGCGATTTCACCAAGATCAATATCAGCAATACCCGGGCGTCTATCCGGGACCGCTGTATTTTTGTTGATAATTTTTGTTATTGCCATTTTATGTCTCTATCTTAAAGATATCTTTATATTTATTAGAACGTGCCGCCAAGCAACTGAGTAGCCGTAACAGATCCTGACGAGTCAATTGAAAACTGATCCGA